TTAAAAATCAATATAATCGGAAAATTGTTGCCCTATTTTATCTTTAGCAAATTTAGTGATATGAGTATAAATGTTCATTGTTGTTTTTAAATCAGAATGCCCTAAACGATATTGAACTTGTTTTAAACTCATGCCTGATTCAAAAAGCAAGCTTGCGTGAGTATGTCTAAATGCATGAATTCTGATTGGTTCAATTTCTTTTTCTTTGGTTATCTCTAAAAGCCATTTTCTAGGTTTTGAAGGTGATAGCATCCCTCCATTTTCAGATTCAAAAATTCGTGTGGATTCAGGATAGGTTTGGTGCAATTCATCAAGGATTTTACAAGTTTTTTCATCAATGCTTAACAATCTGTTTGAATTAGCTTTAGGAGGAAGTATTTCATATCCCACAGGAGAATGAGAAATAGCCTTGTTGATGTCAAGAGTTGATTTTCTATAATCCTTCCATTCAAGAGCGAGAAGTTCCCCTTTACGAATTCCAGTAAAAGCAAGGATACGAAATAAAGCTATTTTCTTAATATCATTCGTTTTTTCTACTAAAGCCATAAAATCTCTTAATTCATCGGTATCATAAAAGTCTTTCTTTTCTTCAACTTTTTTCTTAATACCTTGAGAGGTTACAGGGGCGGCTGGATTAGCTTGTATGTAACTTAGCAGAGCAGCGTGATTAAATACCTTGCGAACCATTCCGAATAGTTTACGAGCAAATTTAAGCTTCTCAGATAAATCATTTCTAAAAGTTTGTAGATCCATAGGTGTAAAATCTGATAGTTTTGTGCTTCCTATGACGGGTAAGACATGTTTTTCAAAAGCTCTAGTAGTTTTGTAGTAAGTGCCGTTCTGTACTTCCTTTTCATAAACCAATAGCCATTCATCATAAAGTTCTTTAAATGTCATAGCACTTTTTAGCGTAGGATTGTCAATTTCTTCTTGGATATTATGCAAAGCAGCTCGGGCATCAGCTTTGGTTTTAAAGCCACTTTTTTCCGCATACTGGCTTTTACCATTTTTTTTACCTAGATATGCTTTGAATTTATAAGCAGTAGTGCCATTTTTCTTTTTATATGCTTTTATTTCCAAAGTTGCTTTTTATACCTCATTTCTGATAAAATGGTATAGTAAAAAGCTTGTTAAAAGCCTTTATACTATTTTATAGTTTAAAACCGCCTATCGTCTCCAAACTTGGGCGGTTTTTTTATTTATTAATAAAATACAGCTATTAATGCGGGTACTGTAATTTTCCCTCCTAAAGTAGAGGAATAACTATATAGACCATAAACATTTCCATAAATTGTTATTTGATCATCTTCAAGTAGACGATGTTTATTCCAATTATCTGAGTCTATTTGTACCATGTATATATCATCGTATCCGTCTGCTCCAGTAGCGACACGAAGCATTGCCCCTCCGCTATCCATGTCTTGAACTTGGATTACTTTACCTGTAATTTGTAATTTTTCTCCTTTATGACTATTCCCGTTTCTAGCCATTTCATCATATGTAGAAGTTGGATAAGTAGCAGGGTTTGTTTTATCAGCTTCCTCTTTAGCCTTAGCATCAGCTGCAGCTTTAGCCTTAGCTTCTTCATCAGCTTTAGCTTTAGCTTCAGCATCAGCCTTTGCTTTAGCATCGGCTTCTTTTTTCTTAATTACTTCAGGGTTCTGTTTAATAGTAATTTCTTTAGTGGTTTTACCACCATCATTTTTTGCAGTTACTTCAATTGTATCTTGGTCGTTGGCTTCATCAATCTCATATTTTAGAGTGAAATTGCCCTCTTTATCAGAAGTCACTTTGTCACCAATAATACCATATCCAATTTGGACTTTTGTATTTGGTGTTGTTTTACCAGTAATTGCAGCAGTTTTTGAGCCGTCTGCAACAACTGACACAGGGATTTCAAGCGTAGGTTTATTACTTGATTCAGTCGTGCTTTTTTCGCCACTATTCTTTGACCCCGAATTACTACTCGGAGAACATGCAGCTAATGAAATAGCAGTAAGCATAGTTACTCCAATAAGTGCTATTTTTTTCATAATGTTTATATTTCCTAACCTAGCTTTTAACGAGATTCAAGATATTGCTCGTAGTTTTACTTATTTAATTACCCGAATTGCTAGTTGATTATTTAGCCATGACTTGATACCCGATAGAATATCTTAAAGTCTCTGGTTCCAGTGATTTAGCTGATTTTAACAGTAAAGAATACGCTAAAAGTATCATCTCTAATTTCAATTGAAAACCTTGAGGCGAACGACTTTTACAACGCTCAGCTCCTAGATTTGTCAAAAAAGAGAAAACTCGCTCAATCACTTTTCTACGTTTTGAAAAATTAGGGAAAAGGATTTTCTTTTGCTTCATGTTCTTCCTGACAGGTGTAATTAGATCAATTCCTTTTAATTCCAGCCTATCATGCAGTGACTGACCTAAATATCCCATATCTCCAAGGACTGTTGGTGTCCCAAATTGACTCAACACTTCCTCGGTCATTGAACTATCAGCCATTGAAGCAGGAGTAATTGTGTAGTCTATGACATAGCCTGATTCACTGACTAAAGCATGACATTTACATCCATAGAAGTACTGTCCCTTTGTAGCATTGTAGCCAACATTGGCATAATCTCCAAGAACTTTGCTTCTGAAGTTACGAATAGGCTGACACAAAGGAATGGGGAAGCTGTCAATAATGGATACTCTCATTCCTTCAACCTCTTTAAAGACGAGTGCTTGGCGAATGACTTGGATACTCGGTAAGAGGGCATTACAACGGCGGACAAAGCGAGAATATTCTAGGAAATTAGGAAATAAACTTTGAGCCAATTGGTGCTTAGCTTTAAGCGTTTCACTAAAATGCAGTACGCCCCATAGGTAACAAGCGATAACTAAGCAATCTGATGTTGCGAGATGGACGTTCTTTCGGTTTTGAACCTCAAGGGGAACCCTCGTTTGATAAAGCGTCTCAATGGTTGTCAGTAAATAAACAAAAACTTTTGGAAGTGTGCTATTATAAGTCATATAAGTCGTGCGCTTTCTAATGCTTAGTGGTTTAAGATTAGGATAGCACGACTTATTTATTTTCCAATGAAATTAACTAGCAATTCGGGTATTTAATTAGTTCCCAATAATAGCTGGAATTCTTTTTCTGCCATATTAAAGAAATTATGACTTAGATGATAATGATCCAAAAATTGGTAAACATTAATAGCTTCAATCACATCAAAATAGCTAATATAATCTACAATGTATTCATGCATTTCTTGCTTATTAATACTGACTTTTAATTCATCTTCAAATATTTCAGTTATAGCTTCATGCAGCTCTAAATATTCATTTTTGATGATTGACTCAGCCAATTCAAAAGGTGCATCTGTTGTATTCACAAACACATTGAAATATTCATAGCTTCCCCCATTGGCTTCAAATATTTCCCAAAGCAGAAGAATCGCTTCGTGGTTTGCTCTAACTTCTTGTGGATTGATTGCATCAAAATATTTTCCACGATGGTTATCTTTATTAATGATATGAATCAATTCATGAGCAACTTCGAAAGGAGTTGCTTCATCAGAATTATAAATCATTACCCTAGCATCAACATTAACAACTGCCGGTAGTGGCATAGATTTAATATCACATATTTTGAATCCACATTTTTCAATTTCTTCAAGGAGATATTCTAAAAGCTCCTGTCTGCTCATAGAAACCTCCTATTTGTCTTCTAGCTCTTTTCCTAGAGCTTTTTTCATAGCTTCTTTTACTTCATCAGTTAGGGGTCTGCCATCAAATGAAACCCACTTGTCCCAATCAACTTTATTATCATCCACTAAATCTGCAAGGTCAAATTTTTCTTGTTCGTTTTTAATAGAAACAATTTTAGATTCTTTTTTCTTTTCTTGGTTTTGCTCATCTAATTGATTGGTTGCAGTGTTTAAAACTATTTTTTGTCTTGGCTCTTCGAGTTGTGAACTGATTTTATTTATTTCGGATAGAGTAGAAGATGTTTCTTCACTTTGTATAGGAAAAAATTCGTCTATTGAAACGCCCAAGGCATTTGCAACCCTGAATAAGAAATCTCTTTTAGGAATCCTAATCCCTTGTTCATAATTAGAGATTGCACTGTTTTTCACTCCGACCAAATCAGCTAAGTCTTGCTGGGTCAACTTTTTATTTTTGCGAAACTCTTTTATTTTCATTCCGACAAATTTATTTATTTCTCTATCGTCCATATCGAACCTTTCGAAGTTTTATATATGTATTATAAAAGAAAATTACACGTTTTGCAAACTTTTTTAGTAATTACTGTTTTTTCGTTGACTTTACACAAATTGTGTAGTATAATTAACTCATAAAGTCAAACAAGTGAACAATCATGGAGCATTTAGTACGGCAGACGGAACGGGCTCAAATGACGGTACACGACGTATCCACCGCGACGTAAGTAGCAAGTTTGGCAAATAAAAAGCCCCAGAGGGGCGGAAAGGAAAAGGGTATGAACCTTGAAAAAATTAAACAAGTTAAAATGCTAGACAATTATGAAGAAATCAAAGACATTGTTAATGCTCATATAGAAATGGGTTGGATTGTTTTGCTATCAGACTGTAACAAAGTTATTCTTGGTGCTGAATGGCCTGAGTCATACAACATGAATATTAATTTAACTGTCGAAAGAAAACATTTTGGAGTAGTCGGTAAACCTGGGGTTCCAGGAATTGGTGTTATTTAAAGATGTTTTGTATTTCTTGAATAGCTTTTTTATGTTCTGCTGTGGCTTTGTTTTTCCATAAATCAAGAAGTTTCCCTATGGTAGAGGCCTCGATATCTGCAAGTTTAGGAACTTCTGACCATAAACTAGGAGTTTTTTCAAAAATTGGTAAAATGAGCTTAACAATATGTTTGTTATTATTTCTGTCATATCTATCATATGAGGTTGAGAAAGAAAGTTCAAACTCAGTCGCACTTGCTAGTGCATCAGATGAATAGTCAGATAGAACAGGGGCATATTCTACTAAATTTCTAAATCTAGAATTCAAGTAATAAGTTGTTTTGTTTCTTAAAAAGAAGTGAGAACTTAGCTCACATAGACTTTCTTCAAAATATTTCAATTCATCATTTTTGATTCCTTTTTTTATAAAATAATGGCACAATTCATGAGCTAGTTGATATATAATTTGAGATTCTCTTATCCCATCCTTAACAGTAAGATAAATTATATTATCAGAAGATAAGTATTGTGGGAAATTTCCACTAGGGTTAGGATTTAGTATTTTCAATTCTTCAAATGAAGCTTGTTTAAAAAAGAAACTCATTTCTTTTATTAAATTCTCGCAAGTGCTCTCAAATTGTGAATCATTAACAACATTAAAGCTGTGATAGCAATTAGGGATATTTGTAAATTCTTTTAATTCAAAGTTCATAAAATCTCCAATATAATTTTAGTTTAGTCACTTACATTATATCATGGAGTTATGATATCGCTCGCAATGAGCAGGGAAGACTGGTGAACAGGTTCGATTCCTGAACTTCCCTTACTGCGAAAGCAGAAGTTTAAAAATAGAAAGGAGCATTATGGCAGTAGAAAAAGAGTTAATTGCTCTGCGAAAAGATTATAAAATCTCGCAAAAACAAATCTCCAAAGCTATTGGTTTGAGTGAAGAGCAGTATAGACGTAAAGAATTAGGTCAGTATGATTGGAGAGCGACAGAAATGTTTGCGATCCGCAACTACCTGAAACCATTCATTGGTCCAAAATCATTGAATGATATTTTTTTCGACAAAACTACACAAAATGTGTATAAAGCTAGTTAGAGAGGCTAAAATATGAAAGAATTACAAAATTTCACAAACGGAATTTTCAATCTTGACGTTAAAGTTGATGGAGAGAATATTTTATTTAGTGCAGAACAAGTCGCAAAATCTTTGGGATTTGAAAAAATTGAGACCAGAAATGGTCGCACAACGAAATCGATTCGCTGGAGTCGAGTAAATAGTTATCTGCCAAATTCCCCAGAAGTGGGGAAAGGCTCATTTATCAGTGAACCTATGGTTTACAAACTTGCATTCAAAGCAAACAATGCTGTATCTGAAAAATTCACAGATTGGCTGGCTGTTGAAGTACTTCCGACAATCCGTAAACATGGAGCGTATATGACGGATGCGAAAGCACAAGATGTTATTTCTGGTAACGGTTTGGCTGATTTACTACTTCAAGCAGGTAATCAGATTAAGCAACTTGAACTAGAAAAAGCCAAATGAAACCAAAAGCGTTATTCGCTGATAGTGTTTCAGCTTCCGAAAACACGATTCTCATTCGAGATTTAGCGAAAATCCTGAAGCAAAATGGAATTGATATCGGAGAGAAACGATTATTTACTTGGCTCAGAGATAACGGATACCTCGTTAAGAAAATTGGTAGCGATTATAACTCACCAACTCAACGCTCAATGAACTTAGGTATTTTAGAGTTTACCGAAAACACTCACGTTCATAATAGCGGAAAAATTACCGTAACTAAAACGCCTAAAGTAACAGGTAAAGGGCAAATATATTTTGTAAACAAATTTTTACAAGATTTAGCCAGCTAGAAAGGAAAGCTCATGTTTGAAGAAATGATTCAAAAGCTGAGAGATTCAGTTAGAGGAATTGTTTTAGATTCCATGCACGACTATATCTCCAATGATGGGAAGTATCCTCTTGCTTTAACTCAAAAACAAGTTATGGAGCTGATTGGCTGTAAGGATGAAAGCCCATTCTCAATTTCATTTAAAGAACATTTGAAATTTGCTGAAATGAATTACGGGAAATCAGGGACAAAATGGTCAAGGGATTTAGTTATTGAATGGTTCAAAGAACCACGAAATTTGCAATTACAAAGACGAGGTAAATAAGATGACCTACACATACATAGTCAACCCAGAAACGGGGGAAATCCTGTTTGACCTATTTCACGACTTAATCACACAAAACATTCGAGCAATCAAGATCATTGCTAAGAAATTAAATGCGGTGCTCCGCTAGAAAAGAGAGATTTTGAATAAAGAAATAGAAAAGTTAGCTAACAACTATAAAGAAATAATTAACAAAACATCAGATCTTGCTTTGAAGCAAAATGATGGTGATATAAGAAAAGCTCGCAAATGGCTAAAAGAGCAACTGTTTTATACAGCTGATAGGGCCACAAACGAGCTTATCAAATTATCAATAGATAATATTTTAGATTACCACGGTGTTTCTTCTAACGAAACAATTGCTGAAGTTTTATAAGTAGTTTTAAAATCTAGTCCGATAGCAAACCAGTCAGTACTACCAAAAAGTCCCATCAGCCCAATATGTTGATATGATGTTCCTAAATCTGGAGAGTCTATGTTAGAACCTGAAAAAACTCCTTCGGCATAATATCCATCAGGATCTTTATCTAATGAATTCCAAGCGCTTATTCTGGTTTCTTCAGAAATAACGATTGACTCACCATTAGAAAAATGTACTTTAACAGACATCAACTTTCCTCCTTTCCATAAAACTAAGCAAATACCGCAAATATCTGCTCACAGTAATTATAGCACTCGGAGGATTAAAACGCATACATAGAAAGGACATTAAAAATGTTCGGATTTAAAACAGAAGAAGAAAAATTTAAACTTGCGGATTATGATCGCATGAAAAAAGAATTGGAAACAACAAAACAAAGTCTTGCTAATTGCGAAAAAAGTCGTCAAGATTGGATTAAATTTTCCAATGATTTGCAAGAAGAAAATAAAGAACTGTTTGCAGAAAACATGCAACATCATAAAAATGACATTGCTCGTCAGAAAATGACAAACAAGAATTTAACGATTGCAAAATAAAAAAGCCCTGCATGGCACGCAGAGCAAGTAGGAAATTCGCCAAAACTTCTACTTAAATTATACCACTAATGCCTAAAAATTTGAAATGGAGAATTGAAATGGACTTACAACTTATACCAGTAGATGGAGATGGGCAAAGGGTTGACTTGAATCCATCAGCTATAAAAGATATGGATAACATCACACTTACAGAATTTTTAGCTCAGGCAAAGATTATAGCTGACCTTTATAAAAAAGGCGAAACTGAGGTTAAAAAACGGCTTGATGAAGGTCAACAATTTAATCGTTTGAGTTATGGTAAAGCGGCACAACAAAAGGTTTTAACAATGACTAATAAACAGAAATATGACTTAGTTAAAGCTCATGGTTGGGATTGTGTAGAGCCAATTACTTTAACTAAACTAAAGAGCAAGTTTGGAGATGGAATCGAACAAGAACTTGAGCAGTCCATTGTTTATAAAGATAAGAAAGCACCTCTTAAATGGGATGCGTGAGGTAAATCATGGCAGATTATGAAGAACAAATGCTTGCCTTACAAAAACCTTTACAACCAGACCGAGTAGTTTGGAGAGTTCAACAATCAGGATTTTCTAAACAAGGTAAACCTTGGGCTATGGTTCTTGCTTATATGGATAATCGGGCAGTTCAAGAACGTTTTGATGAAGTTTTTGGAATTGCTGGATGGAAGAACGAATTCAAAACAGCTCCAGATGGCGGGACGTTATGTGGTATATCCGTTAAGTTTGGAGATGAATGGGTTACCAAATGGGATGGCGCAGAAAATACTCAGGTTGAAGCAGTCAAAGGTGGATTATCTGGATCAATGAAGAGAGCAGCTGTCCAATGGGGAGTAGGTAGATATTTATATGACTTACCTACCAGTTTTGCTCAAACCTCACTTGAAAAGACTGATGGTTGGAACAAAGTTTTTGATAAAAATTCAAAAAAGAACTTTTGGTGGAAGAATCCACAGCTTCCAAGTTGGGCTTTACCTCAGAATTCAAAGGTTCAAAATACAAAGGCTGATTTTACTGAAGAAGAGATACCAACTCCACCTAAATTATATGTTGTTGGTAAAGATAAAAAAGAATTTGATGAGAAAAAGCTTCAAGCTGTAGTTAACAAAATGGCTATTATTGCCGGAAAAGACTACGGGGCAAGTGTTGATGAACAAAATGATTGGCTAAAAATGCCACTTGATGAAGCATACAATGATATCGAAAAATTCGTAGATATAAAAAAGGAAGAACAAAATGATTAACAATGTTACTCTAGTAGGGCGAATTACTAAAGAACCTGAACTTAGATATACACCACAAAATAAAGCAGTTGCCACTTTTACTCTTGCAGTTAATCGAGCATTTAAAAATGCTAATGGAGAAAGAGAAGCTGACTTTATCAATTGTGTTATTTGGGGTAAATCAGCCGAAAACTTGGCCAATTGGACTCATAAAGGTCAATTAATCGGAGTTACTGGTAGTATTCAAACTCGAAACTACGAGAACCAACAAGGGCAACGTATTTATATTACGGAGGTTGTCGCAAGTAATTTCCAAGTACTAGAAAAAAGTAATTAAGCAAATGGTGAACGAGTTGGTAATCCAGCAGCAAAACCACAAAATAACGATTCTTTTGGAAGTGATCCAATGGAAATTTCAGATGATGACCTACCATTCTAATAAGTGCTGGAGGGTGGCGGAACGAGCCGTAAAGTCAATGAGTATTTAGTGTTTACACATAACCACTCATCGCCAGCTTTTAATTTGAAAAATAAAACTTGAAATAAATATAGAAGAAAGGAGAAAGTTTGGAACAAAGTACAAAATTCTTCAATCAAATACCAGTGCCAATTGTGGAAGCTGATGATTTAAATGATTTTGAAAAACTTCTTTTTAGTGAAATATACACGATGGCTAATTCTTTTGGAAGTGTCTTTCCGTCAAATGGATATCTTGCTAAAAGGTATGGCAAAACAACTTGGACCGTTTCAACGACTTTGAAAAAGTTACAAGAAAAAGGCTATATAAAAATGGAATATGAATTCGAAGGTAAAGAAGTCAAAAAAAGATATATTCACCCCTATTTAGATTTATCTAAGGGGGGTATTGTGAAAAATCTAAATACCCCTAGTGAAAAATCCAAAGGGGGTATTGTGAAAAATCTAAAAGATAATATATCAACTAATAAATCAATTAATAAATCAACTAATAATATATCGGACAAGTCCGATAAAGAGTCTGATTTAGAAACTAGATTTAATAATCTTTGGAAATTATATCCTAACAAAAAAGGAAGAAAGAAAGCCCTATTAGCTTATAAAAGAGCTGTAAAATCTGGAACGACAGACGAAGAGATTAAAACTGGTCTTGAAAACTATTTGGAAGAAATAAGAGTTAATAATACCCAACAAAACTATATAAAACATGGTAGCACATGGTTTAACGGTAAGGGTTGGGAAGATGACTACGATTTAATTCCTATTAAAAATCAAACGTACAACAATAATAAAGTTGTCAAATCTGCTCCTAACTGGTCTAATCAAAGATTTGAAAAAGACGAAGAAACACTGACAGCGGAAGAATTCGAGGAATATTTGAATGGCTTGGACTCTTAAAAAACGTGCCCTTGATGATGGGCTATCAGAATATTACCGTAGCTTTATTCCTGGGATTACCCATAAACAATACTGCAGATATGTTGAAAAAGCTTATGAAGAGGAAATAGTATTAAGTCCTATCACTTTTATCGCAATAGTTAAAGGTATTGACAATGAAAAAGCAACCGAAATATTTTTTGAAAAAAATAAAGAACTGACAGATTCAGGAATAATTCCTGCAATTGCTAGATTTGGAGAAGCGAGTGAAGTTTGAATTTGAATTGGATAAAATGCCAACTACTCAGCAGCAAAAAGGCATTAAAAAAGGGAATGGTATACTTCAATTCTATGACCGTAGAGGAACAAACAACTACAGCCTTAAAGCTCAACTCATGAAAAATAAACCGAAAAAGTGCTTTGAAAAAAACGTTCCTTTGAAGCTATCCGTTACTTTCTTCTACGCTATCAAGCAAAAAAAGCGTTGGTGGCAATGGAAAACAAGCAGACCTGACTTAGACAATCTTATGAAGAACTTACAAGATTATATGACTAAGCTGCGTTATTACAGTGACGACAGCCAGATTGTATGGCTTGAAGCTAAAAAGGTTAATGACGAGAAAAACAGAATAGAAATTGAAATTACAGAGGTGTAAGAATGATTAAAGAAATTATCGTAATTAAATCAGAATATGAAAAGCTCAAAGCCGATAACGAAACCATGAAAATGGCACTGAAGAACATTTATAATCAACCTGAAGATGATGGAATTATCAGCATTGAGGAGTATCCATCACAAATTAGATACTATGCTAAAAAATCACTCGAAGCGATTGGAGAAAAAATTGATTAAAACAAATTTTGACACTTTGAAAAAGCTGTGTGGATTGGCAAGAAAAAATAATTGCAACGTTAACCACAAAGAATTGTCTGTAAAAATCAGCGGTCGGACTAAACACAATCACGAACTTTCTCAGCTTTACTTGGATATTTGCAATAAATACAACCATTCAAAGCAAATGAAATGGAAAGATTTATACAAAATACTTGAAGAATTAACTCCAGGTTTAGTAATTGAACTTTAATAGCCCTAATTCATGAAAATTACGGTTACATTAAGTGCTTAAACTGTTTCGTGGATAATTTATCACGAACAAGACAAAAGCGCTTAGAAGCTAAAATATGAGGTGTTAAATATGGGATATTACGACACAAGAAATGAAGCTAGGCGAATCAGTAAACTTGCTAGTCAAAATATATCGAGTGAGCAAACCAAAAAAGAATTTGAACTTGATGGTCAAAGCAAATTTAACCAAGAAATGCAGGCTGAGTTTCACGAAAGAATTAAAAAATTAGGAGGAAAAAATGGTAGTTAAAGTCTTTGATGCTTATATTGAAGGCGAAAAAAAAGCAACTGGAACAATTGACGAGATAGCCGATTACTTTGATCTTTCCCGCAACTCTATCTCATTATGGATAAAGAATGGGAAAGACCCTAAAAAAGCTAACCCTAAATATAAGCACGCTATTTTAAATAAAGAAAAAACTAAAGAGCTTATGGAACAAAAAAAAAGAAGAACGCAAACTTCCCGCTTCTGTTTATGATTATTATGACAAAGGGGAATTCATAATGACAGGAACTGCTCGAGAAATTTCCCAATTTTTAAATATTAGCAAAAATAACGTATATTCATATATCCAAGTTGGTAAGCACGCTTTTGATTACAGAAAAACAAGAAAACATGCGATTTTAAACGAAGCAGAAACTAGAAAAAGATTTCCATTGTTTTCAATCTCATCAGAAGAAGAACTTATTGAAACAAAAGAAAAAGAACGTAGAAAGCACGAAACAAAAGAAGAACGTAGGTTGCGAAGAAATATCAGAGCGCAAATGGCAATCGAAAACTCAAGAAAAGACGACAGTGTCTTTAAATAAAGGAAAAACAATGAATAAAAAATTAATCACAACAGCAGTAGTCGCAGCAGGAATCTTTGGTTCAGCAACTTTTGGAGCTTATGCAGCTAATGCATGGGCAGGACATCAAAATATGGTCGCTGTGCAACAGAACATCTCTATCTTGAAACAACGTTTGCTAGACCGAAACGAACAGCTTAAACAGGCTAATAATAGCTCACAGCAATATTCAGACCAACTGAATCAATTGAACAACCAAATCAACCAGTTGAAAGACCAAATCAATCAAGATAACTCAAACTTGCAAAATCAAGCTGCTAGCTATCAAAATCAACTGAACGCACTCAATCAGCAAAAAGAAGAAGTCGCTAGACAATTGAATCAAGCGAACCAAGATAAGGCGAAGATGGCGCAACAGATTAGTGATTTAAACGCAAAGCTAACTGCAGCTCAACAAAAGACTGATGAGTTATCTCAAGCCGTGACTGATGCGCAACAGACTAAAGATTTATCAGACGATGCTGTCAACGCTACGAAGTGAGGTGGGAAATGACAAATTTATACGATGAAACAGTCACGATTTTAGAAAGCCACGATAAAACAATTGCCGATATTGAATATATTGGTAGTTCAGAGACAAAAATTAATACAAATAAAGCGCTCGAATTGATGAAAAAAACGAATTATGATAGCGGTTATGGCGGTCAGGAAATAGCATACAACCTAATGATTAAAGGGAATGGTTTCATCATGACACGAGGGGAATATGATGGCTCTGAATGGTGGGATTATATGCAAACAGACCCGTCTTTACCGCAAGTAGAGAGAGATGTTAAAAGTTTTAAAGCAAACATAGGCTGGGACAGCTTAGAGGGAATTAATGGCTTGGAGGACACGAAAAATGACTAAAGAAATGAAAAGACCAACTAGCCATATCAGCGGAAATAGTATTAAACCAGCACTAAGCAAAGCTGTGGAATTTTACACCGATAATAACAGACAGGCTTATGAGTGTATTCATGAACGAGATGAATATATTGATTATCTTGAAAGCAAACTAAGTAACGCAAGACCACAGCAAGCCCTGCCAGTCGTGCCTGAGTGTGTGGCGGATTATATATCAGAATTGAAAGAAAAAGGACATGGTATCCAATTCGGTTTAATGTGTAGTACTTACGATGCTGCTGGAGAAGGAAATGAAAAAGCAATTCATTGGAAAGATGATAACGCAGAAGATTTCGCTCGTGCATGGCTAGACGGCTACACAGTCGAAAAACCGCAGCTGTTCTATTTGAAGCACATTGATATGAGTAAACGGAACTCAATTAATGATTTATATCTAAAAAAATATATCCATGCTGATTTAACTGAAACTGGAGAGCATAGACTTTCTCACGCTATGTCAGCTAAAGGTATGTACCCACCAAAAGACTACTGTGCTTTCACCCAGCAAGAAATCGACAGCATGGAAACCGGGAGCTATGAGCTTGTGCCTGTGGAGGACGGAGAATGACAAGAAAATTTAAAAAACTAGACGGAAATGCGACTATTCCAGAACGAGCGACAAAACATAGCGCAGGATATGACATTTCAGCAAGTGAAACAGTTACGATTCAACCTGATGAAATTAAAATGGTAAGCACTGGGCTAGCTGTTCAACTTGGTGATGATGAAGTATTGAAATTATACGACCGTTCAAGTAATCCAGTTAAGCGTGGCATTGCATTGATTAATTCAGTAGGAATTATCGATTCAGATTACTATCCGCAAGAATTTAAAGGCTTATTTATGAATATCTCAAAAGAGCCAGTAACCATTTCTAAAGGTCAAAGAATTATGCAAGGTGTATTTGTCAAATACCTTACAACAGACGATGACAACGCAAATGGAAAGCGTACAGGCGGTTTTGGTAGCACTGGGGAGGTGTGAGAATGATTAAATTTAAAGAATTTGATGTTGGCGATAATAATTATGAAGAGCAGTTGGAACAATTTCAAACGGAACACCCAACCGCTGAGTTCGTGCAAATTACTGGTGGTTATACAAGTTACGAAAAAATCTGGTTTAAATACGAACCTTCTGATATCTCTGATAGCACTGACAAACTTTCGGTTGAAAAACTCCAAGAAATTCGAGTAGAAGAGCTTAAAGATTTTAATTCGAAAATTTTACAAGCAGAACTTAAAAATCAAAAACTCCAAGAACAGCTTAACACTGCGAAAAAGGCACTGACAGAAATAGATAGGTCAAGATATGGTATGCAGTTCAGGAGAGATAGAAATCCTGACGTAGCTATACAAGCACTCGCAGCGATTGGAGGGGATGATGAGTAAACTAAAGCATGAATTACGTATCTTACGAGATGAAAATCGGAAATTGCGTAATACGCTCGAAATGGATAGAAAAGACTGTGATAGATACCATAGTGCATTGGTAGAAATTATTAACTTATCATCATTATCTCCTATGATAAATGATATTGCTCGAAAGGTACTAGCTGGTCTTGATATAGAAGGAGGGTGTCCTGCTGGTCCAATAGGTGTGAGTGGATTGATAAAAGAAGAATTTGAAGGGAGCGGCGATGAGTGAATTAGAAAAAACAGCACCAAATGAGATTTATTTGATTGTTGGAGATGCTGACAAAGATTGTAATTTCAACGAATTAGCGGAAGTTACATGGGCTGATAAACCTGTTTATGAAGAAACAGCAGTTAAATACGTTAAATCTTCCCAGCTCACGATTCCGAAAAGCATTGCGGATATGCTATATGAGGAATTGAATCCACTTAAGAGAGAATCAATGATTGAGACGTTCGTGCTTGGAGTTAATTATTTAGTTCTGTCAGATGAATTGATGAAATTCGTTATAACAGGAGATAATTATCATATTATATGCGCCTACCTCGCAGGCAAAGCCCTCGGAGTTGATTTAGTGAAAGTGGTGGCTGATGATTGAATACGCAATATATAAAGGCGAAAAATTTATAGCAGAAGGAACAGCTGACGAACTTGCTAAATTACTAAATGTTAAACCTACAACTATTAAATGGTGGTCAAGTCCAGTTAATTCAAGGCGAGATAAAGGTAATAGGAAGATAGCAGTTAAGTTATGACCGACAAACTAATATCGCTGGTCAATGACTGGCGGGGAGGGATTGAATGAAAAAATATTGGGTAGTTGAAGACCATTTGGGCGGAGGATTTTATCTGATGCCAGAAGATACTCCAGAAGAAGAATTAAGAGAAGTTGAAGTTTATTGTGATACATGCGGAGACAATGATTCTATTATTGGTCAGTTTTCAAACTGGAATCAACTTAAAAAAGAAATGACTGATGACGAAGGTTGGTGTCCATATTCGGATGAATATTTGCAATCAGTATTTGAGGAGGACAACCAATGAAACTTTTGTGTAAGCTGTTCGGGCATAAGTGGTCTGAACGAAGATATATCGAAGGACCATTTGTTAATGGGTGCAAAGTATTACCATATAAACGATGCTTGAGATGCAATGAGTTCACATGGGATTTCAACCGCTCAGACCTTGACGAGTCAGAGAACGTGCGAGGGGAGGAAAAACAATGACAGATACAGTAACTAATATTATTTTTATCGTTTTCTTCATTTTAATGCTTTTAACAAGTATTCTACAAACCAAATCTAATAATAAATTAGAAAAAATTAAAGAAGAAATTTATGAACTTGAAACAGATATCATGCAAAAAACGCTTGAGCAAAACGAAATGCTCGTGAAATTTATTGACGAGTCTAGTGGTAGCCACGAAAAATGGCTTGATAAACATATGGATTGAGGTGGAAAGTGGATAGAATCGAAAGCATAACCTACGTTCCTATTGAAAAGAAAAATATAATTTTATCCAATCAAGAGATTTCTTACTCAGAATTTATAGAATTATTGGAACTTAATAATATTAAGATGAGCAAAATAATGTTTTTGAAATTCATGAGAGATCGAAGGATAACTATAGATGAAAAAGGTAAATTTTATAATTTCCCCACAGCATTTTCAATTGAAATGGGAATAATGTTATTATCTTCGACAACAAAAGAGAATGTACAAAAATATATTCCTAAGATAACTATTGAAGGGCAAAAATATTTTATAGAGAAATTCCATTATATGATTGAGGATAAAATTCCGAATGATTTTAGTTGGTATATGAATAATGATATTCGAGGTAATCCAACTTTTGATTATTTTGGTAATCAAGGAACATCTAAAAGTAAAATATATGCGTTCAGAACTGGAAGTAGTAGTCGGATTAAATTTATTGAAGATAAGTCGGATTGAGGTGGAGATGAAAAAATTTAGATTAATAAGTAACTCGTTTTTGAAAGAAGATGGACAACTTCATTCAAGACAACAGTTTGTTGAAGCCAATAGTTTAGCTGATGTTATTGAATATATCGAAAGCAACGCAGGTTGGTACACTGATATCAACGTAGCTTTCAAAGTCGCTTATATCGAGGAGGTTGTGGAATGAATGCAAAAAAAAGCCCAAATCATAGATAAGGGCTTCGGGGGATTAACAAAAATTAACGTGAGGATGTGTCCATGCAAGATAAACAAGGTCTAACCTGGAGTGATGGATATATTTCTTTAACATATTCCATGGCATCAAGGTCATTTTCAAATTGTTTATTAATAAGATACGAATCAGTGACTATCGGACGATTGGGGCAAGCACCTTTGTGTACTTCATGATAACCGCTAAAGTCGCCAGTTTTATTTACAACATAACTCATGATTAAATCCTCCTTCAAATAGTTATATTCTATTATTTTAAAACTTTTATTAGTCTAGCACAAGGAATATGACTTGAATAAAGGAGATAATAAAAAGCCCAAGCTGACCAAGCTTGAGCGAAATACTGAACAATATTGCGAATTTTATTTTTGGTCTTAAATATTATAGCACACAGAACAACAATTTATACCAAAATAAAAATACCCGAACTGACCAGGTTCGAGCGAAAGAGTTAGTAAACAACTTAGTTCTATTATTATATTATGTTTATTATTTTGGTCAGCTATATTATATCACATACTGAGCTAGGAACTCGCTAAACTCAACTGGAGGAGAAATGACATTAATTGATGAAATTAAATCATCTCAAAAAGAATCGCATGAAAAATGGTTTGAGAGATGGTATAAAAAAGCAAATTTAGAAAATAATATCAGAATTTCAGCCGAAAAAGGATACACAGGTTTTAGAATTCAAGTAAGCGATCAGTATGATAGTTATTTAAGGTTGAGACTAGGAAATAAAGAAACAACTTCCCTTTTAAAAGAAAAGCTCGGTGATGGTTTTAGCATAGCATTTAGAGAAATTCACGGAGAGAATTTTTTAGGAATTAAGACTTATAAATCATTCATTCAGATTTTATGGTAAACAAAAAAGCCCACGGCAATGGGCTTCGGCAACTGAATTTCTAACTTAATTATACCACAAAAGGAGAATTTGATGAATGGCAGATAAGTTAGATAGAATTATTGGAGATTACGTTAATGGCAGACTTGAAGCCAGAATAAAATCAATTGAAAGTAGATATCTTTATAAGCAAAAAGTAGATAACTTAGGTATTCGTACGGCTTATTCTGGTGGTTCGGAGCCTGAAAGTCATGTTTTAAATAAAGAAGCGCTTGAAAATGATGAGGAATATATCAAGCTCAAAGACCTGATGTACCAATTCAGCTTATGGTATGAACCTTTAATCAAGGAGGAAAAAGAAATAATCAAGCTAAAACACTGTGGTTACGGTGGTTTTACATGGTACAGAGTAATGATGGAACTTGATAATGAAGGGATTGAGATTTCAGAAAAGAAAGCTAAGTTTATTTATTATCGCTTTAGAAAAGATATAAACCCTCATATTGTCTATTTCATTTGAAAGCATGGGTCAAATTGGGATAAAAACGACACGAAAAAGGCACGAAATTGGAGTGTTGCTCCTTGTTTTTGCTGATATACTTGTATTATGAAGTAAAAGGCAAAAGCAAAAACAACAACAACTAATTTGGTTTGGATATACTTCATAGCGTTGCTGGACGATAAAACCAGCGTAGCAAGAGAGGACACTGAAAAGTGTGGCTGAGGGGCTAGGTTCGAATCCTAGACTTGCTATTATATTTTATTACAGGTTGTCCTTTGGGCAGCCTTTTATTGTTGGAGGAATAAGATGGATCTTGAACGACCTAAAAGAACTAATGCGCCTATGAAACCAAAAGAAATTAAAGGAGAAAAAATGGAGCTAATCGTATTTACAAACAATGGACAAACTTATCACTTTTTTGAAGTGACTGATTTTAAACCAACTACCACTGGCTTTAGCTTTACTTATACAGGAAAAGCTACTGGTGTAACACGTAAAGCGGTATTTAATAATACATGCACTGCAGGTTATGCTTTGGTTTAAGTGGTATGAGGTTACACCGCTGTGCAAACATAGGGTGTCGCGAATTGATACCCCTTAAACACAATTACTGCCAGAAGCATTACGATGAACGCCTAGGCAATTACATCAATCAACGGGCAGAAAGTAAAGCTAAGGCATCTCTAACTTTAAGAGGACAACGTAACCAAGCTGAACAGAACAGAGAGTATGACAAGACAAGGCGAAAGGAATTACACAATGGATTCTATCAAGACAAACGTTGGTCTAAAGTATCTGAGTACGTCAAGGCAAGAGATGGTTATGTTGATGCGATTGAAGGTAAGGCATGGGACAAGGGCGACCTGATAGCTGACTACATCATACCAAGACGATTGCTTTCGGGAATGGAACAATATAATACTGACAATCTATGGCTTCTAACTAAATCGCAGCACAATAAAAAAACTGCAATAGAAAATAAGTTATCCGACCAGCAATTAAAAAATGTTGGGCGAGATTGGTGGAAAAAAGTTCTAAAAAATAAAAAATAGCCCCCCGTCATCGCTTTTAGGAATACCGTATACCAATAGTGGCTCCCTTTCAAAAAAAGTGATTTTTTAAAATTTTTGCATAGGGGGGGTCAAGACAAATAAGAAAGGAGAGTTTTTTGGCTAAAAAAAGTTTTAAAGATATCAATGACGGTCGTTTGAGCTATCAGCCACCAGACCATCTTGGACGTACTGCAAAACAAATTTGGCGTAGAGTTGTCCTTTTTTTAGAAACACAAAAGCCTGTAGAACGAATTGACCAAACATTGGTTGAAATGTATTGCACTCAGTATGAAATTTATAGAAATTCATACGAACATCTTAAAAAACATGGTGAGGTTCAAGAAATTTATAAACCAGTTCAAGATATGACTGGTGAAATTATTGACAGACAGTTCCAAGGTTTCAAACGTAATCCAATGACTCAAATTTACTCAGATGCAATAAAAAACCTTACAAAGATTGGTTCTGAATTAGGATTATCTCCAAAATCTCGTTCAGAGTTAATGGGATTGAATATGCAGGAAGATGAAGAAGAAATTGATTGGACTTCTAAGTTCGGTGGTGGTTAATGGATAACTATAAAGATTTAACAGAACGTTATCCAGATGATCCAGCTTTATCTTATGCAATTGGTGTACTTGACGGCACTATAATCTCAGGGGAAAAAATAAAACAAGCTTGTAAACGCCACATTAATGATTTAAGGAGATTGGTAAAGATGATGCATTCATTTATATCTATGATTCAGAACAAGCTAATAAAATTGTAGAATTTTCAACACTCCTGAAAGATGTAACGAGTGGCGAACCATTTGAAGCATCACCTTATCAAAAGTTTATTCTAGCTTCTGTTCAAGGGTGGCGTAATCCAGAGACAAAAGGGATGAGATTTAAAACAATCTTTATTTCAATGGCTCGGACAAATGGTAAAACTCAAGTACTTGCAACTTATGCGCTTTATAATTTCTTATTTGGCTCTCCTAAAATCAATAGACAACTTGCAGTAAGTTCAATAGATATTGCTCACACGCATAACTTATTTAATTATATGAGGTTCAATTGGATTCAATTGAAAGATGGTGTGTTTAAAAAGCTTGCTAAGGCTTTAGATATCAACGATAATTCTCAAGTTATGGAGATAAAAAAGCAGTCTGCGGTAATGAAAAAACTTTCTGCTCAAAAAAAGCCCAGCGGATTCTGACCATTACACTACTGGTATTGTTGATGAATATCATTTATTTGGTCAAAAGCAACGTGATTTTATTAGCTCGATGACATCTGGTATGGTTAATAATCCATTAGCTCAGATGTTTTTTATTTCAACAGCTGGAGTTGACCCGACTGTTCCGATGTTTGAAGATTATAAGCGGTATTCTAAAATGCTTGAATCTGGTGATTGGAGTAGTTCTGAAAAAGATTTAGTTCTGATATGGGAACAAGATAGCGAAGATGAAGCTTATCTAATTGAAACATGGCCTAAGTCAAATCCATTAATGGAAATAGAGTCTATGCGCAAGAACCTTACAGGGGGGATGATTACCGAACGTGATTCATTAAACTCTCAAGGGCGCATACGTGATTTTTACGTTAAGAATATGAACTTATGGCAGAACGCAAAAAAGAACGCTTATTTGCCATTAGATTTGGTTCAAGACGCCATTGTAGAGTTGAGGTTAATTCCTAGTAACGCTATAACAATAGATTTGACCGATGATACATTGACTTACGAAGTTAATCAATTTGATGATTATCCAAGTGCTAAATATAACGCTAGTGAAATGATACATGTAAAAATCATGGCTTATGGTGTCGATACGCTCCATAACTTGGTTGGCCATTCTCCACTAGAATCTCTTACAAGCGAAATAGGGCAACAGAAAGAAGCAAATAGACTTTCTCTATCAACTTTAAAAGGAGCGCTTAATCCTACAAGTGTTGTCAAAGTTCCGCAAGGCACCTTATCTTCAGAAGCTAAAGACTCTATAAGAAAAGAGTTCGAAAAAGCAAATGGAGGAAATAATTCAGGACGTGTCATGGTTCTAGATCAATCAGCTGATTTTTCTACAGTATCCATAAATGCCGATGTTGCTAATTACCTTAATTCAATGAATTGGGGAAGAACTCAAATTGCCAAAGCTTTCGGAGTATCTGACAGTTATTTAAACGGAACGGGAGACCAACAGTCGAGTCTTGACCAAATTAAGGACCTTTATGTTAATGCTTTAAACCGATTCATTGAGCCTTTAATTTCAGAACTGAGAATCAAATGCGATTCATCGATTGGCGTTGATATGTCTCCCATTACCGACTATTCAAATTCTGTGTTTAAAGCAGATATATTGAACTGGGTAAAAGAAGGGATTATTGAGCCAACAGAAGCAAAGACTTTATTAGAAAGCAAGGGGATTATTTAGTGGAAAACATCGAATATCGTTATTTTGATTCAACAGAGTTAGAGACGAGGAGCCCTACAAATACTGGTTTTATTGGACAAATTGCAGGTTATGCTATTAAATTCAATACTCCTAGCACTGCAATGGCTCCATTTATTGAATATATCGCTCCGATAGCACTTGATAATGTCGATTTAAGCGATGTATTAGCTTTATATAACCATGATTACGCCAATGTGCTAGGCAGAGTTGATGCAGGAACTTTAAAGTTAAGCATTGATAAAGTCGGCTTGCATTTTGTTTTGGATATGCCAGATACAACAGTTGGCCATGACGTTTATAACAATATTAAGGCTGGGAACCTTAAAGGTATGAGTTTTGGATTCTCTGTTGCGGACGGTGGTGATTCTTGGCAACAAGGAGCAGATAGTCCAATAAGAATTATTAATCAACTTCAAACGTTGAGTGAAATAAGTGTTGTAAGCAGACCAGCTTATGATGATACAAGCGTCCAAGTTACTCGTTCAATGGACGCTTTTTTGTCGGAACGAACGAGAAAATATAAAGAAAAGGTAAAAATCTACCTAGGAGGACTCAATGAAAATTGAAAAATTAAAAAAAGATTTAGCGACTAAAACTGCTGAACTTAATACCAAAAAAGCTGAAATTCGAAGCTTTACTGAGTCAGAAGACAAAACAATTGATGAAGTCAAAGCTGGAATGACAGAAATCAAAGAAAAAGAAGATGAAATCAAAGAAATTCGCTCTAATATTGAAGTTTTGGAGCAAGCTTCAGCATTAAAAGTTGAAGAAAAAAGAGATGATTCTGATTTGGTTGCTCCTGAATTAGAAGAAAATTCAGCAGATAACGAAGAAGATGATCCAGAAAAACTTAAAACTGAAACAAAATCAGAAGCAGAAAAAGATAAAAAAACTGTCAAAGATGAAGAAAAAAGAGATGCAGGAGGATTGCAAGATATGAAATTAAAAGTTGGTGGCGAAATCGCAGATAAAAAAGTGACTGCTTTTGCTGATTATTTAAAAACTGGTGAAGTTCGTGATGTTACAGGTATTGCTTTGAAAGATGGGAAAGTAATTATTCCTGAAACAATTCTCACTCCAGAAAAAGAAGTGCATCAATTCCCACGGCTTGGCTCATTGGTTCGAACCGAATCAGTAACTACAACAACTGGTAAGCTTCCAATTTTTAATAACTCTACTGACCTATTGACTGCTCACACAGAGTATGGTCAAACAACTAAAAATGCAACTCCAGTTATTACACCTATTCTTTGGGACTTGAAAACATATACAGGAGGCTATGTATTCTCTCAAGAATTGATTTCTGATTCGTCTTATGATTGGCAAGCTGAACTTCAATCACGATTGATTGAGCTTCGTGATAATACTGATGATTCTCTTATCATTACAGCTTTGACTGATGGAATTAAAAAAACTACCTCTACTGACTTACTTGGAGATCTTAAGAAAGTTCTGAACGTTACTTTAAAACCTCAAGATTCTGCAGCTGCTTCGATTGTTATGTCACAATCTGCCTATAACCTCTTTGATATGGCTACTGATGCAATGGGTCGTCCTTTGTTGCAACCAAACGTTACCGCAGCAACTGGTTATACTTTGCTTGGGAAAACAGTTGTTATCGTTGATGATAAATTGTTCCCTAGTGCTAGTGCAGGGGATGTAAATATCGTTGTTGCTCCGCTCAAAAAAGCAGTAATCAACTTTAAACTTACTGAAATTACTGGTCAATTCCAAGATACTTATGATATCTGGTATAAACAATTAGGCATCTTCTTGCGTCAAAACGTTGTACAAGCTCGTAAAGACTTAATTGTTAACTTGACAGGTAAGCTAAAAGCAGTAACAGTTGTTCAATCTACAGCAGTATAAGGAGTGAATTATGGCACTAATTACAGCACAAGAATTACTTGATGAAAATCATATTGATTCAAACTATGATGAAATTGCAACTATGAATAGACTTATTCATGATGCAAGTGCCTTAATTCGTGGTTCTATTTCTGATTCAGTTACTGATGAGCAAATCATGGATAATTTACCCGACCAGTATAATAGAGCTGTTTCAGCTCTTGCAACCCGTCTATATTTCAGTAGAGATTTGTCAGAAGGCTATGGTATTGGTATTCAGATTATGATTAATCAAATAAGAGCTAGAATGTGGGAGGTGCTGAATGGCACAACTTAATCTAGCTGACTTTAACAAAAAAGTTCAACTAGGAGATGTTAAAACTTTAACTAATGAATATACAGGAGCTGGTTATGACAGTTTTGTTCCGAAAATAAATGTTTGGTTTGCATCTAAAACAAGAACGTTGAGTCAATCATACCAACTCCAAGGAACTGCTCTTGAAAACTCACGTACGATTATCATACGACACAATTCATCAGCAGAAAAATTAAAGGCTGCTGTGATTGATAATGTCCAATATGATATCGTCAATTATTCGCCTGATGAAACAAGTAATATCATCAGGTATGATTATTTGACGCTCAAAAGGAGTTCATGATGGAAGAAAAGCAACTATTTGAAGACATTATGAATGGGATAATTTTTCAAGCAGAATCTGTCAGTACATCTCTAACGGTTGAAGATAAAGCAAAAATAACCAAGGCTGGTGCAAATGCATTCGCTATAGGACTTGAAAAAGTCACTAAAGATAAGCATTATCGTATTCGTAAAACTGGGGAAAACCCACATCTAGCCGATAGTATTTTGGTTCAGAACACTAATATTGATGGTATTAAAGACGGAAATTCTACCGTTGGTTGGGATTACACCAAATCAAGGGTAGGTCATCTGATTGAAAACGGCACACGTTTTCCGATGTATTCCAAAAAAGGAACGAAATATAGAAAAGGGGGTCAAGTTGCAATTACATCTGACCCTTTTGTTTCTACTTATCGTGACAGCATGGAAGCTCAAGTTGCCATGTTTTCAGCGGAAGCAGAAGTTTTTTCAGAAATACTCAAAAAGAAAGGGGCAGAATGAGACCAACACAAGAAGTTTCGCAAATAGTAGGTGCTTTCCGCCCCTCTTGGTTAGTATTTGAAAATTTTATTCCCAAAGAACATGTTAATGATTTAGACAATACTCAAGTTTTACTGACAGAGTTTAAATCAGATATTACTAACTATGGGGACGGAACCTTTAATAGCGTTGTTCTGGCAGTTACTATCCAAATTTTCTACGGATTTAATCTCTCTGAAAGTATGCTTCTTGCAGAAATAGAATTGATGGAGAAACTAAAAGATAGCGGGTGGTTAACAATTTCAAGTGAACCACATTACCTAGACGTTAGTACCAATACAACAAAACAACAAACTAAAAAAAATATCACAGTTGAAAAAATTGTGGAAATTAATGAATTAAAAGGAGAATAAAATGACAATTGTAGGTTTAAAAAAAACTTATCTTGGATTAATTGATAAAAAAACAGGCAAAATTATTGCAGGTCCTGAAGGGCTAACAACAGATGGACTTTATATGTCAAATCCGAAAGATTTAGGTACAGCTTCTGCAAATATCACTAATATTGCAGCTGCTGGTACTCAAAAATTTGGAGACAACGGTCTTGTTGATGTAGTGAGTTCAAAATCATTTCCGCAAGTCGCTGCAGTTTGGAACAATCTTCCTTTTGATATTAAAGCTAAAATTAAAGGAGAAGTAAGCGACAAAAAAGGCGGATACGTTCAATCACAAGATTTGCCACAAGTTGCTTTGATTATTGAGTCAGAGTTAATTGATCGTTCACATTCAATTTTTTACGCATTCGGTAATGGCCATATGACTGAAACTGCATTGAACATTCAAACTGACAATGCAGCGCAAAACCGAGTTGAAGATGCATTGACTTATCAATCACTGGCTTTTGAGGCATGGAATAATCAAGGAATGAAAACTTTCAATTCTGCAGATTCTGGATTCGATAAAACGGCAATGCTAAAAGAAGTTATGGGAGGATATGCTGCTAGTGGACTCGGAGTTTAATTAAACAGTGCGGGATGATTACATCCCGCTTTTTTATTTATAAAATATTGGAGAAAAACATGGAAATTAAAATCAAAAAACTTAAAAAAACCGTTGAAGTCAAAGCTTCAATTAAAAATCTCAAGAAGAGTTATAAATTTGCCAAAAACATGGCCGAAGCAGAAGAAAAAATTAGTGAAGGAAACGATGAACTAGTCTTAGATTATCTTGATTCAATTATCGAATTTGTCTCTGATATCGCTAAACTCAGCAAAAAAGAAAAAGAAGAACTTGAAGAACTTGAAATGGAAGAGTTGATGGAAGTTGTTTCTTATATTGTTGCAAAATTGCAAGGCGCTTCTGACTCGGATATCAAAAAAGCCAAAGAAAATGGCGAAGTGGGTTTAGCCCAAGAGAGCGAATAATCAGCAATCATAATCACTTGTTAGAATTACAGCTATTCGAAAAAGATGTGATTCAAAATCTTCATTGGGATTTAAGCACAATTGGAGAACAGGAATATGAGGAATTGCTTGATGTCATGAGCGCAAATCCTGATAACAAAATGATGTCAGCTGAGGATTTAGCAGCTCAATGGAATTCGTTAATTTAAAAAGAAAGGAGGAATATATGGCAAAAGAAAAAGTAGCTGGGACTTTGGCCACTAATATCGGAGTTAATACTACTAATGCAGTAACCAGTATTGAAAGCCTTAAAAATTCAGTTAAAGATAGCACCAATGCTTGGAAACAGATGGAATCTCAAATGAAGCTGTCAGGAGATACTCTAGGTGCTTCTAAAGCTAAGTATGAGGGTTTGTCTGATTCTTTAAGTAAACAAAAATCAGTGCTTGAGCGGCTAAAACAAGAGCAATCAGAAGTTAACCGTTCTACTTCTGCTGGAGAGAAAGCTTATCAAAAATATGCTTCACAAATTACTCAAGCAGAAGTTAAGTTAACCGCCCTAAACGGTCAACAAGATAAAGCAAAACAAGCTTATGAGTACCAAAAATCAGGACTTGCAAAACTTAACGAGGAAGTTCAACATTCTAACAAGCTTACGGAAGAACGGGTAAAGCAACTCGAAGCGGAAGGAAAAACTGAAGAAGCCAATAAAGCCAAAATTGATGGATTAAAGTCAGCTCAAGAAAAATATTCTCAAATTTTAAAGATTCAAAAAACCGAATTGGAAAAACTAGGGGAATCAGGCGATAAGAACTCTAAGGCTTATAGACTTCAAGAAGTTCGTGTGGCGCAAATGTCCACAAAGGTTTCAGAAGCTACTCGAGATATAAAAAGGCTCAACGGCACTGAAATAAAACCTCGTACAGAAGGTATAGGTAAAGTAAAGAGTCAGCTTAGAAGTCTTAATGGTTTATTAGACCGTACACATAGCCATTTTAAAGATGTCTTTTTAGGGAACATCTTAGCTACCGGTGTAATCGGTGCGATTGGTGATATTAAGAGCAAATTTACTGGTGCGTTAGAAGCTGGCGTAGAGTATAACAAAGAAATGCAGAATTTATCGGTTTCTTTGAATAATTTTACAAATGGCAACCAAAAACTGAATGATTCTTTAGTTGATAATATCAAAAATTTGCGAGAAGAATCAGGATATTCCATTGATACATTAAGTCTTTTAACTAAAAAAACTTACGGATTAACAGGTTCGGCTGATGGCGCTAAAAAATTATCTGACGCTTTTGTTAATTTAGGTCGTGCAACTGGTAAATCTGATGATGCAATGCAAAACATTATCACTAAGTTTACTCAAATGAATGCAAGTGGTGAAATTACTTCTGGTTCAATTACCAAAATGGAAAAAACGCTACCTGGGTTTGCTAAAACATTAGCCACGACAATGGGTGTCTCTCGTGATAAACTCAACGAATTAGCAAAAGACGGTAAAATTTCAATGTCTGATTTATCAAAGACAATTGAAAACATGAGTGCCGCTAAACCTAAAGGGCTTGAAAACTACCTCACTTCATTTGACGGATTTTCTGGTCACTTGAAAGAAAAATACCAAAGTTTATCTGGAAAAATCACAGAAGGTTTCTTTAAAACAAATAATAATTTCTTAAAAAACATGTCTAAATCTCTTGATGGAAAGGAAACGGAAAAGGCGTTTACTCATATCGGAGATAGTGCAAATAAAGCTGTCACAACTATTTCTAAAGCTTTTAGCTCCGTTTTTAAAGGAACGAAAAATCCATTAGCAGACTTTGCGAATGGACTGGCTAATAAAATTGAAAAATTAGGGAACTTTATTTCTAAACATGCCAACGATATCAAAAACTTTTTTGGTATGGTAAAAAATTTAGGCGGTACTGCATTTAAGTTAATCGGCGACACTCTAAAAACAGTTATACCGTGGCTTGAGAAGTTTGGTACTTGGGCATCAAAACATCCCGAAGACGTCAAGAAAATTGCTCTTGCAATTATAGGGCTTAATGTTGCGCTTAAAGGTACATTAGGCGTTTTAAAAGGTGTAGAAAAATTTAAAGAAGCTAAAAAATTAGTTTTAGGTTTTGGGAAGTTCAATCAAAAAAACAGCCACTGGAATGAAACTCGCTTTTAACTTTTTAAAAGCTAATCCATTTATTCTTATTATCACAGGCATTGTCGCCTGTAGTCGCCGCATTTGTAGAACTTTATAAACACAATAAGAAATTCCGTAAACTTCATCAATGGTATAGCTAAAGCAGTCTCAAAATGGGCTGGTAGTGTAGTTAAATGGTTCAAGAAAACATGGAACGGTGTTTCTAAAGGTTTCAACAACTTCGCGTAAGTCATTCTCTAAAGTGTTTAACTTCGCTTTTAAATGGAATAAAAACGCATGGAATAGCGCATGGTCTTGGATTGGTAATGTATTTAATAAATATATTGACATTTTTAAGTCAGTTTTAAAACTTTTTACTGATTTCTTTACAGGTAAATGGGGAAATCTCGGCAAGGATATTCAGAAGATATGGAATGCTTTATGGGGTTTTGTTGAGTCTATCTTTGGTAAAAAGGTTGATTCTATCAAAAAAGGTATCGAAGGTTTCGGTACTAAGATTTGGGATACATTCAACACAATTAAAACTAAAGTCAGTGATTTTTGGAAAGGTATGTGGGATGGTTTAGTCCAATTCGGAAAAGATGGTATCAATTCAGTTATAGGTGTCATAAACAATGGTATCGGCGGAATTAATGGTGTTATTCATACATTCGGTGGTTCTAAAAATGCAATTAGTAAAATACCTAAACTGGCGAACGGTACTAAAGGCGCACCTAAAGGAGTCGCATTAATTAACGATGCACCAGGCGAACATTACCAAGAAGCTGTTATAGACAATTCAGGTCAAATGCATGTACTGGAAGGTCGGAACAGGCTTGTAAACTTCCAAGGTGGTGAAACAGTTGTACCCGCTCACGCTATCCCTCACTTTGAAAATGGTACTCCAGATTGGTTGAGTTCTATTGGTTCGTGGGTTAAAGATAAATGGGATGGCTTAACAGAAATGATTAAGCACCCTATTAAGACTTTAACTCACTTCATGACTAATGCTATATCAGGTATTAGTGGTTCTCCTTTAGTTACTTCTATAGCACCAGCTCTTGGTAATGGATTTGTCAATGCAATCGTTGACCCAATCAAGAAGTTACTTGGTTCATTAAAGAAAAAACACGAAGATGACGGTGGCGGTTCTCAAGGTTCGCCATCTGGTTCCGGTGTTCAACGTTGGGCTGGACAAGTTAAACAGGCGCTTGCAGCTAACGGCTTGAGTACTAGCCAAGACATGATTGACCGTGTGCTTCGTCCAAATCGCTTCTGAGTCAAGCGGTAATGAAAAAGCAGTACAAGGAAACATCGGGGATATTAACAACATCACTGGTGACCTTGCTAAAGGATTGATGCAAACAATATCAGCTCAACTTTCAACGCCATATAAATTCCCTGGTCACGGTGATATTTTTAATGGTTACGATAACTTATTAGCTGCTCTTAATTATGCTAAAAAAAATATCGGTCCCAAGTTTGTCATTCCTTGGGAATGGACATGGTTATGAAAATGGTGGAATCATAATAGTAGCTCATGGTTTCTATATGAAATAGGCGAAGGAAATAAGCCAGAAATGGTTATTCCTTTGTCTGTTGAAAAAAATGCAAGAGCAAATCAATTGCTTGCGGAAGCTAATCAAAGAATTAACGGAAATAATAGAGCTTCAAGCAATACAGCAGACCTTTCACCAGTATTAACTTTATTATCCAATATATTTAACTCCATTGAAGATGTTAAGAAAAATCCTCTAATTGCTTATGCTTTATTAGATGGGCGTAATGTGTCTCAGGGGTTAGCTCCTTATATGAATCAAGCCTTAACTGACTATGTAAATCAACAAGATAGATTGTGGGGTAAAAATTAAAAATGGCTTTTTCAGTTAAATTTAATGATGTAGATTTATCGACAATCGTTGATGGTTTTACAGCAATTACAAGAAATATAGGGGCTGGTTGGACGAATACGGTTCAACCTAATCCTATTATTGGCGCTGATTTCACGCAAAATTCAATTAATTCGAAATCAATTACAGTTAACTTTATTGCAAATGTTAAATTAGACCGTTTCACCTCTGTGAGAAAGGCTTTGGCTAGTGCTTTAAATGTAAAGCAACCAGCTGCTTTGATTTTTGATGATGATCCTAATCAAGTTTGGTGGGCTGTTCCTGATGGAACGCCAACATTAGATGAATCATCATTTTATCAAGCTGTAGGTTCAATTACATTTTTAGTTCCGAGCGGAGTTTCAGAATCAGTCGAAACAAACGTTCTAAATGCTTCCAATTCTGGTGGTCAATTAGGAACAATTACTAATAATTCAGATGGCTCTGTAGATATTGAAATTAATAACACAGGCAATCTTGAGACATTTCCAACAATAGAAATTACCAACGTTCATGAGAATGGGTATATTGCAATTGCTGGTAAAAATGGAGCAATTGAAATAGGAAATAGGCAAGAAGCAGATGGAGTTGTAAAACCTGAAAGTGAATATTTATATGATAGCAAGTATGACACATCGTTTACTAAATTTAAAGATGTCGCACCTGGCACTCCTAATCCTCAAAACAATTGGTTAGCCACGAACGGAAAACTTGAATTTCAAAAAGATGGGTTGAGATTAAAAGAAAAAGGAACTGTTGGTTCTAGACAAGGAGTAGCTGGTGGTATGAAAGTAATGACTTTACCAGCAGATTCAAATGGTCATGTTGGAGCAGTTAATTTCTATTCATATTTCAATTTATTTGCTTGGGCTACAGCTTTTGGACAAACTGGAGTTTTGCAAATTCTTTTTACTGATAATAACGATAAATTAGTTGCCGGTTATGGAATCATAAAGGGAGATATGGTTGGAAATAAAGCGATGATGAAAGCGTGGGTTGGTGGTAATAATCCTCGTGAAGTCGCCAGCAGAGATTTTATTGCAAACAATGGCGAAGGTAATGGCGCTGGATCAATGAATAATGTTCAGTTTAATGAAAAAACTGGAGATACGGATTTTTTTAAACAAGGCGGAAATTTTGGCTTTTTTTGGAAAGGATCCCGAATATCAGAATATGTTTCAGAATTAAAAAATGTTGAAATTTCCAAAGTCTATTTATATATTGGACAATATCCAAACTCCAATAAATTCATGGGTAATTTATCAATAAGGAATATTTCTTGTAGAAAAGACAATGTGAGTGTTTGGCGAGATGTTCCAAATCGATATGCAACTGGTTCTAAGATTATAGTTGATATGAACGGAAAAGATACAGTTGTTATCAATGGTATGCCAGCCATTCAAGAAAAAATTAGAGGAACTGAACCTTTTTCAATCCCTCCTGGTAGAAGTACATTAAAAATCTTGCAGTCTACATGGAATACTACTCCGCCAATTGTTCAAATATCATATAAAGAAAGGAACTTATAATGGAAATAGTCGTTCATGATAACACACTTAAAACCGTAGCGGTTATCAATAATGATATTCCGATGTTACCTTCATTCTTCAATGATAATTGGCATCGTTATAAAGACCAAGGGGCAGAAACATTTATATTTACTGTAAATAAATTTATCAACGGCCAGTTACAAGATTACTGCCGTTTTTTAAATGAGCAAGCTTACATTAGTTTTACTTATGATGGAATTGACCATTTATTTGGAGTAGATAACGTTCAAGAAAGTGACTATCAAATTACTTTAACTTGTTCCTCATTGAATTTAGAATTAAGAAATGAGCAAGCCAATGCCTTAGTTAACACATCAAGCCATAATATTCAGTGGTACTTTGACCAAATGGAATTAATTTCAAATGCTCAAATAACCATTGGAACTAATGAAGTCTCAAGTCTGACACGAACAATTAATTATGATGGACAGGAAAGCAAACTTGCCCGTCTAATATCTGTGATTGGGAATTTTAATGCAGAATTTGAATTTATTACACATTTAAATGATGATGGAACACTAGATTCCATCATTTTAAATATCTATCGTGCCAATGATGGAGTTAATATCCAGGGTGTTGGAACAAATAGAAATGATGTCTCTTTAAATTTTGGTAAAAACATTAGTGGGATTACTAGGACTGGCGATACAACAAATCTATTTAATGCAACAAAAATTACAGGATCAGACGATTTAAATTGGAATTCAAGCGAATTTTCTTATGTCAATTCCGATGGTATGGAGGAGTTTTATAAAAGAAAAAATGATGATACTGCATTTGCTCCACTTTCTCTTAATTTATTTAAGTCTCAAATCAAGTCTAATAATGGTGATAAATGGATTCGTAAAGATTTTCAAACAGAATACACTAATGTTAATGATATGTGGGGCTATTGCGTAAGTCAATTTAAACAATTCGCTTATCCGACAGTTACTTATGAGGTGTTAGCGAATAGTAGCTTAGTTCTTGAATCAGTTGGTAATGATCGGCCTTTGTCAATTGGTGATACCATCAATATTCAAGATGATAACTTTATGGATTCTGACGGAAATGTAGGTTTGCTTTTATCAGCTAGGGTTTCTGAAATGGAGATAAGTTTTAGCAATCCGACATTAAATAAGATTACTTTTTCAAATTTTAAAAAACAACAAAGTGAAGCGTCTGCAGACATCCAAGCCATCGTCAATCAGTTGGTCGATGCAGCCACTCCATATATTGGTAGCATCGACACAACTAACGGCACACAGTTTAAAAATGGCACTGGTTCAACAACTTTATCAGCTCATATTTTCAAAGGTTCTGCAACGACTGAAACAATTGCTGATAGCTACGAATGGTCGAAGGATGGAACTGTTGTTGCTCCAACGCAGACAATCACAGTTGATGCAAGCGGAGTTGCAGATAAGGCAGTTTACAGCTTTAAAGCGACAGTTGCGGGTAAAGTAGTCGCAAGTCAGTCGGTGACTATCACTAATGTGAATGATGGTGCTAAGGGCGCACAGGGTCCTCAAGGGCCTCAAGGACCACAAGGATTAAAAGGTGATCCTGGAGCAACTGGTATCCCCGGACAAGCCGGAGCTGACGGAAAAACAAGCTATCTTCACATCGCTTATGCTACAAACTCAACTGGTACTGCTGGATTTGATGTATCAAATGCGACTGGTAAAACTTATATCGGACAATATACGGACTTTACGAGCGCTGATTCTACAGACCCAAGCAAGTATACATGGAGCTTGATTAAAGGTGATAAAGGCGATAAGGGTGACCAAGGCGCCCAAGGTATTCAAGGTTTGCAAGGGCCTACTGGAACTCAAGGGGTTGCTGGACCTAAAGGCAATGATGGAAAAACGCAATATACACATATCGCATACGCAAATAGTGCCGATGGTGTAACTGATTTTTCAACTTCTGATTCTAATCGTACCTATATCGGGATGTACGTTGATTTTATTATCAATGATTCAACCACCCCAAGCGATTACTCATGGACGCTCGTTAAAGGAGCGGACGGAACGCAAGGGACACCGGGAAAACCCGGGGCTGACGGTAAGACACCATATTTTCACACAGCATGGTCTTACAGTGCAGACGGCATGGATAGATTTACTACTGTTTATCCTAACTTGAATTTGCTGACAGGAACCAGCAATCAGGTAGTTCAAGCCAACAATTGGTACATGCAAGTTGCTGATATTAAATATGACAAAAGTCTTGGTGGGGCTTTATGTGCATCTGTGTTGTTTAACAATGCTGACCACGCAAGTGATTTACTCCGAGGGTCAGCAACTATTATGATAGAGACTTTTGACAAAAGCGGAAAATCCTTAACAACGGTTTATGGGAATAGTGTTAGCTATAATGCTAATGGTTTAAGTCAGAGCTCTATAAGCATTGATGATAATACTGCAAACGTCAAAGCGTTTATTTTTACGAATAACATGAATAGCAACGCATTTTATTCATGCTTAAAAATTGAACAAGGCTCAATTGCCACTCCTTGGATGCGCTCAGCTAGCGAAGTCACAACTGCTGATTATCCAAGCTACATCGGTCAGTACACAGACTTTGCGCAAGCTGACAGCACTAATCCATCCGCCTATACTTGGAGTCTGATACGGGGGAATGACGGGAAAGATGGAGCAAATGGTAAAGACGGATTAGCAGGTAAGGACGGGGTTGGAATAAAAACCACTGTTATCACATACGCTATTTCAATAAGCGGAACGATAGCGCCGACTACTGGCTGGACAAGTTCGGTTCCTAGTCTTGTAAAAGGTCAGTATCTCTGGACTAAAACAGTATGGACATACACGGACAACTCATTTGAAACAGGTTACTCAGTAACTTATATTTCTAAAGACGGAAATAACGGTAATGACGGAATTGCTGGTAAAGATGGCGTTGGTATCAAAACTACGACCATTACATACGCAGGCTCAACAAGCGGAACAACGGCACCAACAAGCGGTTGGACTACCACAGTTCCGACAGTTGCAGCAGGTAGTTATCTGTGGACGAAGACTGTTTGGACTTATACGGATAATACCAGTGAAACAGGGTATTCAGTCGCTAAAATGGGAAACAATGGAGCAACTGGACCACAGGGCCCTGCTGGAAGTAACGGTGACCCAGGTAAAGTTGTTTCTGATACTGAGCCAAGCACTCGATTCAAAGGATTGACTTGGAAATACTCAGGAACAACAGACCTTACAGCGAGTGATGGAACAGTGATTAAGCCAAATACAGAGTATTACTATAATGGCACTCATTGGGTGATTAACTATTTTAGTGTCAATAACTTTGCGGCTGAATCGATAACATCAGATAAAATTGATGGTAAAAATTTAACAATTACTGATGGTGAGTTCATTAGCAAAACAACTAATGGTCCAGTTACAACCTCTACTGAAATTAAAGATAATCATATTGCAATTTCAAAGACAGACGGAACTGTTAATACTAGAAATGATATAGCGCTTGATTCTGAACAAGGACTAGCTCAGAAATTTACGAACATTAATACAGGATTCTACAGAACAGCTGGGATTAATTATCAAGGTCCATTCACAAGTGACTCAGATGGAAACTATGCTCAACTTACACCTCAAGGCACGAAGCTATCTACTGATGTTCCTTGGACCAAGCTTAGTTTGATGAATAATTTTACTGGAAATATTGAGTATGCGATTATCAATGGGACTGTCTATATATCAGCGTCAGGAGTTGGCGTACCAGCAATGACCGCTGGTCAATGGAAGCAAGCGGCTCAATTGCCAACAGGAAGTTCAGCAATTCCAATTAGAGCAAATCGAATTGCAGCAGGAGATAGTGGAGATGGTCTAAGTTGGGCATTACTTTCTAATCAGGCTGGAGGAATATTCATTCGATGCAGTGCTAATAAAGCACCGACAGCTAACTTATTTAATGCCACATTACCATATCCTATCGGATAAAAGGAGGAAAAATGGAAAAAGTCAACACAACGAATACAACAACTGATATCTTTGTCGATGATAAGAATGTGGGTAATTTTACTCTCACGACGTTCGACAACGGAACAATGAATGCAAATTTCATGATTAATGACCCTACAGCATTTCATGGCACACCAGAAGCAGCTCAAGACATAGCTAATTTAGTTAGCTCGGCAGTTAATCAGTCTAAAGCTTTGTTGGCTGATTTTGAAGCTAGTAAAAAATAGAAAGTAGGGGTTATGGAGGAGCAAGCATGGCGAGAAGTGCTCGAACGATTAGCTCGAATTGAAACAAAGTTGGATAACTATGAAACAGTCCGGGATAAAGCAGAAAGAGCACTTTTAATAGCCCAATCAAATGCAAAACATATAGAAAAAATGGAAGCCAATAATAAGTGGGCTTGGGGCTTTATGCTTACTCTTGCCGTAACTGTTATTGGTTATTTATTCACTAAAATTAGATTCCGAAGGAGAGTAAAATGAATCAAATCAATTGGAAATTACGTTTAAAAAGCAAAGCTTTTTGGTTAGCTTTACTACCTGCTCTATTCTTGCTAATACAAGCTATAGGAGCACCATTTGGCTATAAGTGGGACTTTGTTATTTTAAATCAACAACTTGCTGCAGTGGTTAATGCTGCTTTTGCGCTATTAGCAATTGTTGGAGTTGTTGCTGACCCAACGACCAGTGGTCTAGGAGATAGTGATAGAGTCTTAAATAAAGATAAATCAGAGGAAAATAAATGAAAAAGTTAATTAAAAAAGCTGCCATTGGAATGGTAGCTTTCTTTGTTGTTTCAGCAAGTGGTCCAGTATTTGCGGCAGTGGGTGACCAAGGGGTAGACTGGTCAAAATATAATGGAGATTATGGGAATTTTGGTTATGGCCATGATAAGTTTGCATTTAGTCAAATTGGCGGAACTTATGGTGGCTCGTTCGTGGACCAAGCGACCTATTCAACACAAGTTGCCTCTGCCATTGCGCAAGGGAAACGAGCGCACACTTATATTTGGTATCAAGTCGCAGGTTCCCAAGAAATAGCAAAAGCAGCACTTGACCGTTATTTGCCAAAAATTCAAACGCCTAAAAACTCTATTGTTGCTTTAGACTACGAAGGTGGAGCAAGTGGAGATAAGCAAGCAAATACTGATGCTATTCTTTACGGAATGCGACGTGTAAAAGCTGCTGGATATACTCCAATGTATTATTCTTATAAGCCTTACACTTTGGCTAATGTCAATTATAAGCAAATCATCAAAGAGTTCCCTAACTCATTATGGATTGCGGCATATCCAAATTATGAAGTAACACCAGTTCCAAACTATAGCTTTTTCCCAAGTATGGACGGAATTTCAGTATTCCAGTTCACATCAACTTATGTTGCTGGCAGACTTGATGGAAATGTTGATTTAACAGGAATCACAGATAATGGATACGGAAAACAGCAAGGCCAAGAAGTTAAACCCGATACTGCTACACCGGCCATTGAAAATGGTAAAGAAGCCAATGAAGTTAAAGGAAACGATGTAGAAGTTGGAATGACGGTTAAAGTAAACTTTGGCGCTAAGAATTATACCACAGGAGAAACAATTCCTCAATGGGTAAAAGGTCAACCACATAAAATCATCCAGAAGAATGGAGATACTGTCTTGCTTGATGGTATTATGAGCTGGTTATCCGTTCATGATGTGGAAACTATTGATGCTTCTACAAGCCAGCCAACGACACCCGCAAAAAGTTATATTGTAAAACAAGGTGATACACTTAGTGGCATTGCATCAAACTGGGGTACAAACTGGCAAGAATTGGCTCGTCAGAACAGTTTATCTAATCCGAATATGATTTATGCAGGTCAGGTTATTCGCTTCACAGGCGGTCAATCTGGGGCTACAGCACGAACTTACACAGTACAATCTGGTGATAATCTTTCATCAATTGCGAGCCGTTTAGGAACGACAGTTCAAAGTCTGGTTTCAATGAATGGTATTTCAAACCCTAATTTGATTTATGCTGGTCAAACTTTAAAATATTAAAATAGTAAAATTAACCATGACTTCTGTCGAACGTTTTTCTTTGTTCTCGTTAAGAAGTTTGCTATAATTAATTTCTAACACTGATCCCCCTTAATTGGGGGTCTTTTTCGTTAACAAATGTTACTGTTTTTCTTAAGATAAATTAGTATAATATCCTTATCGTAAATGCTATTCCAAATACAAGTACAAATAACTAAGTATTTTGGGAGAGATAAAGCGCTCTTTTCCAAAGCGAGGGCGCTTTTTTCTTGACAACGGAAATGGAAAGTTATATAATTTTTACATCCCAAAAAATACTTTTTTAATAAATTCATTCCTTAGCGTCCCTCTCCTAACTGGGGCGCTTTTTTTATGCTATAATATAGTCGGGATGTTTGTGAGATTTCATCTCCTTTCTAGAGTCAAGCCATTCTTCGGAGTGGCTTTTTTCAAATAAAAAAGCTCTAGCTGGATGACTTCAAGGAGTCCAACTAGAGGATAATGAGTGTTAGTACAAATTCAGAAAAAGTTTACTATATACAAAACATAAGAGGTACTAACAATTTAAATATTAACAATTTTTCAGACAATTGTCAATTATTTATAGTAGTTTGTTATAATAGTTTTAGTGGATGAGAAAAACATTCAATTACACACACTTGATAATCTGCAGTTCCATCCATACAGATCTTATATAATAACCAAGATAAGTGCTACAGATTATCATACTAGGTTCTTTAGCTCAGTTGGAAGCTAACCGTTCGGTCGCTGGTTCGAGTCCAGCAAGAACCATAAATAAATGGAGAGTGAAAAAAAGAGGGGAAATCTTGCTAACTCTTTTATAATAATGTTTTAAAAACTCCCCTCGCCTCCATTGAATGGATTTTATAGAATCCAATAGTATTAGAAATCGCTCAATAGAGCGGTTTTTGTTTCTTGGAAATAGTTGTAGATAGTTAAAATACAAAAAAAGGTAGACCCAAAAGCAGACCCAAAAAAATATAAAAAACTAGCTATTTTTAGCTAGTTAAAAGTCGATGTATGCAGAGAATTTATCTCCGATATTATTTTTAGTGAATTCTGTGATATGCTTATAAACATTAATAGTAGTTTTTTAATCAGAATATCCTAATCTATATTAAACTTGTTTAAAAGTCATACCTGAATCAAAAAGTAAGCTAGCATGAATGTGACTAAATGCATCAATTCTGATAGGTTCAATGTTTTTTTCTTTGAATATCTTAAACCGAAATTTGATGAATTAAAACAAATGGAAAAGATTACTTTAAAAGTAACGAGTATAGTTTTTATCGTGATATTATTTTGGTTCTTATAAAAAAAATCTATCGCAAATTGCAAGTCCAAGTTAGCCAGCCAAGCTCATCTCATATGAACTCTTATAGTTGAACATTTTTCTTGGATAATGGTTCATCCAATACTCGATAGCGGCGACTTCTTCAGGGGTCGTCTTTGTTGTGCCTTTTGGCAGATGCCTACGAATCATTCGGTTATGGTTTTCATTCGTCCCTCGCTCAAAGCTCGCGTAGGCGTGTGCATAGTAAACTGGACAGCTTACGACCTCAGAGAGCCTTGCAAATTCATGGCCATTGTCAGGGGTAATGGATTTGAAGTCATAACTTTTTTGAAGTTCCACCAGCTCATCATTGACCGCCTGTGCTGTTTTCCCATCAATCAAGCGAATGATCTCCGTGCGGTATTTTCGCTCTGTGAGCGTCAAAAGCACCTTGTTCTTAGCTCTCGTAAGAATGACCGTGTCAATCTCGTAATGCCCCACTTCTAAGCGATTGTTAATGAACTCAGGCCGTTCTTCAATAGACTTGCCAAAAGGATGCTTTGGCGCACGAGGTTTGATTTTCTTTGCCGCCTTATACTGCGGATAGAAAAGATGATGACGCTTGGCTTCTAACCAGCCCCAGTTGACCCAATTGTAGAGGCTGCTCAGAGAAACTCCTTTTAGAGCCTGATGAATGACTTCCAAAGAGTCCTTGTCTTCTTTAAGACGTGTACTCACATAACAATCAATCTCAGTCGTGAGTTTACTCGGACGAACACTGTGAGCCCTCAATCCTTCATAATTTTCTTGAGCCTTTTTAGCAGAGTATTTTACCTTCCGCTTGAGCTGGATTTCCCCTCGCTTCATCTCTCTGTCAATCGTCCCATGAGCTTTATTCAATAAGCGCGCAATCTCACGGTTGCTCAGTCCTTCTTTATTGTGCCAACGTTCAATGTTTAAACGGTCTTGATTGGTCAGGTGTTTCCCTTTGCTCTGGCTTGTGATAGAATAGTCTTGCATCTGAATTTCCTTTTTATACTATTTGGTCGAACTTCTAGTATAAGAGATTCAGATGTTTTTTGCTTGACTCAAGGTGGCTAACTTCATTTTACAATTTGCGAAAAAAAATCTATAAAGAATTTATTCAAAAGAAATTCTTTCAGAAATACTTCCAAGCACCACCTGTGGTGCTTTTTATGTACGGCTTTTGAGTTTTTGTATTGGTTTGGTTACGAAATGGGTATGTTTTTGTAATGCTTAGCTTAAAGTGATATACTCTAATCGTTGAATTCTTAAAGGACTCACAATATTTTTGAGGATTCTTGTTTTATTTATATATAAATGACCCGAATTGCTAGTTAATTTCATTGGAAAATAAATAAGTCGTGCTATCCTAATCTTAAACCACTAAGCATTAGAAAGCGCACGACTTATATGACTTATAATAGCACACTTCCAAAAGTTTTTGTTTATTTACTGACAACCATTGAGACGCTTTATCAAACGAGGGTTCCCCTTGAGGTTCAAAACCGAAAAAACGTCCATCTCGCAACATCAGATTGCTTAGTTATCGCTTGTTACCTCTGGGGCGTACTGCATTTTAGTGAAACGCTTAAAGCTAAGCACCAATTGGCTCAAAGTTTATTTCCTAATTTCCTAGAATATTCTCGCTTTGTCCGCCGTTGTAATGCCCTCTTACCGAGTATCCAAGTCATTCGCCAAGCACTCGTCTTTAAAGAGGTTGAAGGAATGAGTGTATCCATTATTGACAGCTTCCCCATTCCTTTGTGTCAGCCTATTCGTAACTTCAGAAGCAAAGTTCTTGGAGATTATGCCAATGTTGGCTACAATGCTACAAAGGGACAGTACTTCTATGGATGTAAATGTCATGCTTTAGTCAGTGAATCAGGCTATGTCATAGACTACACAATTACTCCTGCTTCAATGGCTGATAGTTCAATGACCGAGGAAGTGTTGAGTCAATTTGGGACACCAACAGTCCTTGGAGATATGGGATATTTAGGTCAGTCACTGCATGATAGGCTGGAATTAAAAGGAATTGATCTAATTACACCTGTCAGGAAGAACATGAAGCAAAAGAAAATCCTTTTCCCTAATTTTTCAAAACGTAGAAAAGTGATTGAGCGAGTTTTCTCTTTTTTGACAAATCTAGGAGCTGAGCGTTGTAAAAGTCGTTCGCCTCAAGGTTTTCAATTGAAATTAGAGATGATACTTTTAGCGTATTCTTTACTGTTAAAATCAGCTAAATCACTGGAACCAGAGACTTTAAGATATTCTATCGGGTATCAAGTCATGGCTAAATAATCAACTAGCAATTCGGGTATATAAATGTGATGTCTAGGAGGATATTATGAAAAAAATAGGTTTAGTAATTTTAGCAGCAATGGCATTTATAATGGGAGGGGTTATTAATGCACACCAAGTTTCTGCAGATACAGATCCACTTCACGAAAGATTATATAGAGTTTATAATCCAAATTCAGGTGAACATTTACTTACACCTGCTGGTTGGGAGGTTCTAACTTTAGAAAAAGCGGGATGGAAATCTGAAGGAGTCGCATTTTATATCCCATTAACTGAACCTCCATACTCAGGATATCCAGTTGTGCAACGTTTATATAACCCGAATGCAGGTGACCACCATTATACAACAAGTGATTTTGAAGCTGCTAGCCTTCTTTCTATTGGGTGGAATAATGATGGAACAGCATTTAGATTCCCAGTTGCTAAAGCGAATACTGGAGTCCCTGTTTATCGTCTTTATAATCCAAATGCAAAAGTAGGTTCGCATCACTTTACAATGAGCTCTTTTGAAAGAGATTCTTTGATAAAAGCCGGCTGGAAAAATGAAGGAATAGCATTTAACGCTTATACTAAATAAAAAAAATTATTAAAAATAACCCTGACTTCGGTCAGGGTTTTATTTTATTTTTTTTATAACAATGTGGCGAAAGCAATAACTAATATTCAAATGATTGTGCAAGTTAAGTTATCTAGCGATTTATTAGATATCATCGTGTAAACAAAAAGTACGAGAATAATTGGGCTTATACTTGCTATAATCAAATATAGCTGCTGTACTTCACCAATATTTCTGTGCAGTTTATTCCGTGTTACCTATGAAATACACTAATTCATATTAAAACAACAATAAATAAGTAAAAATGAACAGATAAAATTATACCTACAAAGTTTGATTTAATCTAAATAAAATTAAAATTCTGAATATAATGTCAGTCATCTGCTGCCATTTTTATTTTTATAATCGACCATTTTACTTGAAAATATCTATACAACTTCATATAATTGAATTATCTATACACCAATTTCTGTCTTATAAAGTAATTTATTCTATAAGATATTTCAGTGTGTAGCAAGACGTTTAAATTAATTAGACGTCTTTTTATTATTCATTAAGAAAAGAAGTGTGTAATGAATTTATTCCAGTCGCCTATCACTTTAGACGCTTTTTTATAAAAAAACCGCTAGAATTTTAAAAACTAGTGGAATTGATGTGTACCAGATCTTTTAAGTTAAAAATAAATCATGATTTCTATATTTTAGAATGGTACATTATAATTCTATCAATTTTAGCTTAAACGAATAATAAGTTTTATAAAATTAGTATGATATGATACATCTTCTTAGACACTATTTCTAATTTATTGATTGAGATTTTTTAAGCATTGTGATGTTATCCTTAAATCTTAGAGTCACTATTGTATAATTTAGACAAAGGACAAAAACATGAAAAAATGCTACTCAAAAGAATTTAAAGAAACCCTTATCGCCTTCTATCATTCTGGTCAATCCGTCACCCAGCTGTCTAAAGAATACGACGTGGCCCCTGCAACAATTTATAAATGGATAGACCTCTACTCTAAATCTAATGAAAGCTCCGTCTCTAAAGCTGATTTTCTAGAATTAAAAAGACAACTGGCTAAAGTTAAGGAAGAACGAGACATCTTAAAAAAAGTATTGACCATATTCGCCGAGAAAAAGAAGTGAGTGCTGCGGATATGGCTCAAACCATACAAACTTTAGCACTCAATGTCAGACTAAGCTGTCAACTCCTTGGTGTTCCTGAATCAAGTTATTATGAACGGATTAACCGACATCCATCTAAAACTCAATTAAGGAGACAATACCTGTCACTCAAAATTTCTCAACTCTTCAATGCTAACCGAGGAATCTATGGTGCTCCTAAAATTCATCATCTTCTACTTAAACAAGGGGAAAAAGTCGGGTTAAAACTGGTACAGAAGCTAATGAAGCAACTTCAACTCAAGTCTGTAGTCATTAAGAAATTTAAGCCTGGATACTCACTAAGTGATCACATCAATCGAAAAAATCTCATACAGACTGAACCTACAAAGAAAAATAAGGTTTGGTCAACCGACATTACTTATATTCCTACTCAACAAGGATGGGCTTATCTCTCAACCATTATGGATCGTTATACTAAAAAAGTCATTGCTTGGGATTTGGGCAAGCGAATGACTGTAGAATTAGTGCAAAGAACTTTAAATAAGGCCATTAAATCACAAGACTATCCAGAAGCTGTTATTCTTCATTCTGACCAAGGAAGCCAGTATACGAGTCTAGAGTATGAAGAGTTGCTTAAGTATTATGGGATGACTCACTCTTTCAGTCGAAGAGGATACCCTTATCATAATGCCAGTCTTGAATCTTGGCATGGACATTTAAAAAGAGAGTGGGTGTATCAATTTAAATATAAGAACTTTGAAGAAGCCTATCAGAGTATTTTCTGGTACATCGAAGCCTTTTATAATTCAAAACGAATCCATCAAAGTTTAGGGTATCTTACACCTAATCAATTTGAAAAGGTAAGTGCTTAAAATAAATAGATTAAAATTCTACGTTTGTGACTCTAAAAACTTGATTTAACGTCATTGTAATTACAAAATAATTGGAATTATAAGAAGGATAGGGAAATTCAAATACTAGTCATCAAAATATAAATTTAGTTCACAATATATTGATGAAGAAAATAAAAAACCTCTACTAGACAACAAAATAGTAGAAGAAATTATTTCAAAATTGGCCGGATTCTGATTATAAAAAGATAATGTGTAAATAGCAAATATAGTCAATAAAATAGTTTTCTTTGGCCATGATTATTATAACACTAGATAAAATATTTTGTCGTTAACAAAAGCTAACAAAAAAACTTAAACTTACTAAGAATGAGAGGCCAGTAAATGAGTAACAATAAAACTAACTCGACTAGCTTTATTAAACTAAAAAATATTTTAGCACTAATATTATTACCTATTATTACCTATTATTAACTAATAATAGCATTCCTTACGCTCATAATTTGATATTAGGGTTCCACAGTGAACGAATGATAAACTTAAAATAAAAAATTATCTCGATTAGTAAAAACTGGTTCATGGGAAAAGCTGATATGATAGAAGAGGAGCCTAAGAATTTGATAGTAAAAATCTACAGAGTATTAGATAAATATATTAAAAACTCCTCATTACAATAAGGAGTTTTATTTTTTTTGAATTAAATATATCTTTAATCACAAAATTTAGAAGTAGCTATTTTATGCTGGAAAATTATTTACTGCATATTGAGCTTCTTTAGCCGTAAATTTTCGCCAGCTGCAGAATATTAGCTAAAGGTTTACCGATTGAAAATAGGAGGTCAAAAGATTTTTATGTACAGATAAAATTTCTTTGTATTGTATTGGGTGCCTAATTGGTTTGTTTTTGTAACAATAGATAAAAACGATATACTTTATTAATCAATGGAGGATTACCCAAGCCTGGCTGAAGGGAACGGTCTTGAAAACCGTCAGGCATGTAAAGGCGTGCGTGGGTTCGAATCCCACATCCTCCTTAGACAGCCAATGTATATTGGTTATCTTATCCATCATCTTCCTATATGAAGATTTCTTTAAATGGCCCGCCAATGGTGGGTTTTTCATGTTATTATTGCCCCTCGCCTTCTCATCGTTGAAAGATGGAATAGTCAACTGTCAACTAAGAGAAAAAATATAAATTATTATATAATATGTTAATAAAAATAAGTGGAGTATTATT